CAGAATTGGTTATGCAAGCTTCAGAAAGAATTTCTAATGCACTTTTAATTAATAGAAAAATTACTCACAATCCTGTTGTTATTCAATCAATGCCAAAGGTTCGCGAAGAAGCTACAGGCGGAATGATCAGAGGTCCCGGAACTGGCACTTCAGATTCAATTCCCGCGATGCTGTCCAACGGTGAATTTGTCGTTAATGCAAAGGCCACAGCCCAAAATAGAGAACTTCTTGAACGTATAAATAGTGGCAAAGTCGCTAAATTTGCCGAGGGTGGAATTGTTAAGAAAAAGTTAGACGCACACCTTGATGAGAGCTTTTTAAAACTTCAAAACACTGAATATTTCGAAATTACCGGTTTGGACAGAACTATTATTGAAAATCCAGTAGGTGCTCGTATTGAATTTGGATCACCGAGTAGAGGGATATCTGCTGAAGTGCTTACACCTTCAATACATGGGGGAATTCCCGAAAGTCTTGCAGACATTCTTCAACGCTATGCTATAGGTTTACATGAATTTGGGCATGGTTTTGATTATAACGATCTCTTTAAATATGTAAAGAATTTTATTTTACAAAGAAAAGATCTATTTGAAAAGGCTATAAAATCCCTTGAAAATAATGAGGACCCTCGTAGCAAATATCTTCCAAGAGATGTAAATGGAACAGCTGCAGCTTACGCTGATTCGCTTTTCACAGATAATTATATAAGTATCTTTGAGGATAGCCCTTTTGCATTTCTCAGAGATTTAAGACCCATTTCAGGTGAAAAGAATAATCCAATACTTGCGGCTGAATATAGAGCAACATTATGGGCACTTAAAAATAAAATACCTGAAACATCGTTTGAAGATGTGGCGGTAGCGCTTCGTGAAGGGTTATATTCGTATGCTGAACAGATACCGGGTCAATCTTATCATGTTCGCGAAGAAACAAGTCCTCTTTATAAAGAGATAAAAGGATTTTTAGGGGGCAGTAAAGCCTCAATATTCAATGATAATTTGAAGGGCTTTCAAGAAGAACGCTCAAAGGTTTTTGAAAACAATAGAAGAAACAAAGCTGCTAACAAATACGCCACTGGCGGATTCATTCGAGGACCGGGTACCGGGAAGTCTGATGACATTCCTGCAATGTTGTCTAATGGTGAATTTGTTGTTAATGCGAAAGCTTCTCGTGAAAATGCAGATATTCTTCGAAAAATAAATAGTGGTCAAAGTGTTCGTTATTTCGGTGGTGGTGGCGAAACTCTTGAACCATTTCCTCAATACTTTCCACAGTTTACGCCTCCCCCGAGTCTCTTAGAAAAAGCAACAATTTCAATTGTTGATTTCTCAAAAGAATTTAGCAAAGCAGATGATAAGGTAGCATTTTTCATTGCTCAGTTTAAGAAATTCTTTGAGTGGATGTCGAAGTCTATTTCAGAAACTGCTCCCGGTTTCAAAGATCCCAAGCTCTCTAGTGTTGATGAAGCAATGGGCAAAACTCGAAAAACTTTACAAGAATCTGATGATGGATACAAATATGTAGCTGATGAGCTTGCTAACCTTAAAGTAGGTAATATTAAGTCTGAGGATTTGAAGAAACTCGGTTGGGGTGGAACCGATAAGCTAGCGGCCTTGATTGACGATATCAAGACAGCTAATGAGAATGCTAATACCACAAAACGACCTTGGGTCCGCGAACAAAATCTGGAAGTTGCTAAGAATAGTGAAACGGCGTTGGTACGTCTTTTGCGAGAGGCTAAATTAACCCCGAAGGTCGAAAGCAATTTTGGAAATGCCGCTCAAGATGAATCTAAGTATACTGGTAGGTACGTATCTGATCAGTTAAATGTTATCAATGCAGCATTTCCTCGTCTTAGTTTAACATTAAAAGAATTTTATGAAAGTACTGATGACTTTCGTGAAAGTTTATTTAAATCAGCAAATGAAATCGATATTAAATCGCGTGCTCTTGATGCAACAAAGATAGGTGAGGAAGGTAGTGAAACACCAGCAACAGTTGCTGTTGATAGAGAGAAACTTGAAAAAGAGAGAATTGAAGCCGAAAAGAAGGCACTTGCGGCCGTAGCTGCCAAACGCACTCCTTTTGAGAATTACAAGGCATTCTTTGAAAAATATAGCATTAATGTGAATGATGCCTTATTTAATGCATTGTCATCCTCTGATAAATTTAAATTGAACAATCTCCAAGGTGAGATGGATGATCTCAATAAAACGATTCAAGCACCCGGTGATACCGTGACACCGGCCGCAAGGGCTGAAGCACAGAAAGCATTCACTTTCAAAATGCTTGAAATTGATAAAGTGCTTGTCAATGGCCTTAAAACGGTCAGTGGAAAATTCGGAGTTGTCAGTTCACAATTCCAAAAAATCGGTGTCAGTATTTCCGATAAAATGTTTGAGACACTTTCTAACCAACAACAAGACATTTTGCTGAACCTTTCCAAAGGAATTTTGGATTTAAGCCCTTTATTGGATTCCGAAAATGAAGCTGTCAGAGCAGCGGCAACACGTATTCGTGATGATTTGGTGAAAAACTTTAGTCAGTCTCTATCTGAAAAAGCAGGAGAAGCCGGAAAAACATTTGCTAATAATCAAGAATATAGCTTTAACAATGCCTTAAACACACTTCTTCGAGGGCAATCTGATGAAGGAAAATCTGTTTGGAAAACATTTACTGATCGCTTGGTGGATGACTTTACCAATAATGTGATAAGTACATTTACGGATGGGGTTTCGAATGCAATTCTAGGCAGTGGCTCAAAGATTGGTGGATTGATGGAAAAACTTGGTGGTAATCAATTTAAACTTGGTAATATCTTGGGCGGCGGTAAACGCGGTGAAACACCCGCCACTCCGTTATATGTTGAAGATGTGACAAAACGAATTGATGACGTTAAACAGAAATTGTTAGACTCTGCTAAATATGACGTATCAGATACTGGAATTACTGATGTTGGATTGACAGAACCCGTAAATCTGCTTTCTGAAGAAGCTACACTTTTAGATGTACCAGAAAATGCATTTAAAGATATCGGTGTGAATGCCGCAATTCCCGAAAATATATTTGATTCATTAGAAGTACCATTTGACAAACTCGGAGATTTGACAGCAGGTCTTGGAGAATCTGTCTTGGAGGGTGCTTCAAGTTTAGCAACTACAGATTTCAGTTCAATTTTTGCTGTTATTGGTAAAGCATTTTCTGATGGATTGAGTGCAGTAACAAAATTCTTTGGATATGCCGAAGGCGGGTTTGTCAGTGGAAGCGGCTCAGCAAAATCTGACTCTATTCCAGCAATGCTTTCAAATGGTGAGTTTGTTGTTAATGCTAAAGCCACGAAACGATTTGGACCTTTACTGGAAACTATCAATAGCGGAACATTCAAAAAGTTTTCAGAGGGTGGTCTAGTGACACCCGTGATTGTTTCAAATAGAAAAGAGGCACCGACCGTTTCGAGTCAACAGGTTATAAACCTTAACATCACAGGTGATATCAGCCGACAAACCAGAAGCGAGATTTATGCAATGATCCCGCAAATTGCCGGTGGCGTTAATTCACATAACAAAGAGAAAGGTTACAAAAGCTAGATATGTACGGCATCCTTAATGGCACTACGGTGATTGCTAGATTTACGGCACCTTTGACCGTGAAGAGCAATGTACCGACATTTGTGTCGGATGCCCTTTCATTGAAACGAACAGTGACAAAAAGAACAGCACAACGTTGGGAGATCTCAACGAATCTTGAACCACTATCATTTGGTGCAAATGAGCTGTTTGCGTTATTGGTGATGAAAGGTGTATCCGAATTACTAACCGTGAGAATGCCCCAAAATTATGGGGTTATTAAAAAGAGAACAGCCACTCAGACACCATTGGTGAATGGTATGCTAGGTTCAACTAATGTAAATGTATCCAATAATAGTGGGTTAATCCCAATGGGTACCTTTATTAGATTTTCAAACCATAGCAAAATTTATATGGTGACTGCAGACTTTAACCAGGCTTCAGGAGTTATGGGTATCTTTCCAGGACTTTTATTAAATGTGCCTGTCGATCAAACGCTTAAGCATCAAGATGATGTTGAAATGCTGTGTAGATTTGATACTGACGTTGTGAGCGGTATGCAGTATACAGACGGTATTTTAATGGATGTTGGGACTGTGAACTTAATAGAGGACGTATGATCCAGATTCCTTTAGAGATTTCAAACTTGCTATTGGGTGATGTGGTTGAATCTTATTTCCTTGTGGATTTAGGAAATGGATTTAGAAAAACATCCAATGCTTTTAGTGTAACATTTAATGGGAATGTCTATACGGCAGATGGCACATTATTGACAGTTGAACCGCCTCAGATGTCATCTACTGTGGATCGTCAAGCATTTAAAGTGGTTATGTCTGACGTGAATATGGAAATGGGTGTATTGGCGGAATCAGGTATGTTAGGCACTCCGATCAGTGTATACATGGGATTTATTGATCTTGCTACTGACTTGCCTTATACAGACTCGGCAAACTTCCTCACTATTTATAGTGGACACGTGGATGGTGTTAGTTATCGATATGATACCAGTTTGATGGGGGAACGTGCATTTATATTAACTTGCACGACTCCGATGGGAGATCTTGATCTAAAGAAACCAATATATACCAGTCAAGATTATCTTGATAAAAATTATCCCGGTGATACTTCATATCAACAGATATATGAGGGTTCCGGTCCAATAGAATTGAGATGGGGTAAATTATAATGGTACTTCCTGTTTGGGTAGCGTGGGTGCAATTGGCACTCACAGCCGCTTCGATGGCATATCAGGCCGACAAGGCGCATAAAGCCAGAAAGAAAGCCAGAGAAGCTGCTGAAGCTCGTAAGGGTTTCGATGTAGTGATTGAAGGTGAGGTAATGCGCCTTCCAATCGTATATGGAAGGGCCAAAGTGGGTGGTGTCAGAGTCTTTCATGGCACTAAAGACAGTTTTGAATATGCAGAGCCAAATAGCGATCCGGCTTCCAGATTTTTGACGGGAACGCCAGACGGGATGGCCTTACAATGGAATGGTTGGTCAGATAATGGCGGTGGACCCGGTAATGGCGGCGGAATCGGCGATGATGGAAGTGGTTAAATTATGAGGAATAATTATGCCCGGTGAAAATCCGTATGAAGATTATGCAGCTGCGGTAGATGCACAGACAAATGCCGAAAATGCCGTAACTCCTGAGGAATACAATACAGTTGTGATTCCTGGAACAATTTTAAATAAAACTGTTGAAGGTAGTAAAAATGAATTTTTGTTTGTGCAGCAAGCAATGTGTGTGGGGCCAATCAATGGTGTTTATGATGTGCTTATTAATGATGGTCTGGGGCTGACAGAACCATCACTGGGTGCGGCAGGGTATGAAGATCTTGATGCCAAGCCATTATATCAAAGTGCCGCGATGCGCTTTGACATTCATAATGGGGATGCAGAAGTATCTGATAATATAATGACTAAGAACTTTCCTTCGAGAGGTTCTGCCAAGTTTCCTAATGTTGCGAATGCTTCTGTTTGTGTAAAGTTGGACAGAGACAATCCACAGTTCACGGGCGTGCCTGAGTTCCAGTTCTTTATTGAGGGTAAGCTGGTAAGAGATATAACTCGTTCGGGATCTGCCGATAATTACAGCTATGCCTTAACAGGTTTTATTTACAGTAATAACTCAGCGCTTTGTTTACTTGATTATCTTCTATTATCAGAAGGTGGCAAGGGTCTCTCCATTGCCCAAATTGATTTGGGGAGTTTTTATGACGGTAAAGTGCTTTGTGACACTCCTGTGCTTAGTAATGCCTTAATTGGTGGAAGAATTTGGAGACCTGAATCAGGTCGAAGAAGCGAGTCGCAGCGTACTATTCCATTATATGAATGCAACATTATAATTGATACTGAGAAAACGATTCGTGAAAATGTCGAATCAATTCTCAATACTATGGGTGATGCTCGACTTGTGTGGAGCCAATCTAAGTACAAATTAGTGATGGCGTATCCAGTGTCCAATGCTGCTATTGAATATAGTGGTGAAATCACGGATGATGACCTAGTTTTGGGTGAGCCTATTGATATTTCTTGGCCCACTTCAGCGGAACGTCTGAATTTTTGCACGGTACGGTTCAGAAATGAATCAATGGATTTTAAAGAAGACTCTGTATCATGGCCTCCAAAGCAATCAGGTACATATCTTAGAGGTATTGGGGCATTCTCATATCCTGTAGTAACAGGTTGGCCATTGGGAGAAACTACCAGTGTGTTCCTGAATGCAAATGCTGTTTGGACGGGCGGTAATAGCCATACATTTGTATGGAAATTCGCGGTCAAAAATTCAGGTACGCATAAATTAGATATTGCGGTTGATGATGATGGCCTAATTAATATCAGACGAAACGGTGTTCTTGAGAGTAATGGCACAAATGTCAGTACTGGAAATAACTGGAGAAACTTCACAACTCTCAATTTTGAATGGAGTGAAGACGATATTATTGAAGTAAGTATCGCGGCTAATAATAATCAAGGTGCGATTTCGGGAGTGGCCGGCAGAGTCTTGAATGTCGCTCTTCAAGCGCAAATATGGACCACACGATCGCCTGCTTACACGGACTTTATCACCGTTAATCAAAATAAAGAAGTATATGATGGTTTCTTAGTGGAAGATAATGGTATTCTTCTGGAAGCCGATATTTTTGCGGACGGTATCTCAGATTATTATCATGCTTTGGCGAAAGCTGAAGAAATGGTTCGAACGAGTCGCAGCGCGTTCGTTATGGAATTTACTTATAAAATTAAAAATAAGTACTATGAGCCCGGTGACTTTGTCAAACTGACAAGTCAGACATTAAATCTTGAAGAGCTCCCCTTAAAAGTGGATGAGGTTAAAACTAAAGAAGATTCTACCGCGACTATTCGTGCTACTCGTTTTGATTATACACAACTCGCTTGGAATGTGGCTGATGATGAGTATATCGCTCCAAAAGCGGCTTATGATTTTCTTTTTAACTCTCCCAGCGAAATTGTACTGGATCGTGAAGTAATGTTTAATTTACAGTCTTCAGGGACTGTTAGATGGAAACAAACAGGCGATTCAAAGGTTGCTGGCTATATTGTTTATGTAAATAAGGGTGGTGATAATGATGTGAATGGATTTCCGGTATTTACGGAGATTGGTAGAACAGGTGTTGCGAGTGAATTTGAATTACCAAATCTCGGATACATGTATGGAGGAATAGGTCTTAGAGCAATATCTAATACAGCATTCTCCAAGATGACAATCAATCCAAAGGTGATTTTCAATGCTCGTCGAATTGCATTGACCAGTAGTGATACTCAATTTGTGAGAAGAGGGCCTGTCAATGAACCGGAGACAATTACGTTAACGGCGCATATTGCAGGATATGTGAATCCGGTAATTCATTGGTATAAGAACGATGTTCTTTTGCCGGATACTACTTCAACACTTATTGTCCTTCCAGATTTGGGCGGACCGAGTATCACTTATAGACTAACTGTTGAAGAATCTGAATTCGTCTGGAATGGTGAGCATCGGACTGCGCTTTATAGCACAATTACTATAGCTACCTTATCTGTCGGAAATGCGGCATTCACGGACTATGTGTTCAGACGTGCTGCGACTATGCCCGCGACACCTTTAGAACAAGGAATGCCGACAGGTTGGTACGACACTCCACCGGTGCCTAATGGAAACCCATTATGGGTAACATGGGC